CTAAAGTGTTGGCAGAAATGAATATAACTTTTACTATGGCTGACAAAACGTCAGAATTAGTCCCATTTATATCTATAGACCAAGCGACATTTCTCAAGCGTTATTTTAGACGTGTTGAGGATGTTATCTTTGATCCAATAGAGCAAAGTTCTATGCTACTGAGTTTAGCATGGCCTGGCCATTCGACATTTTTAACAGATTCTGAAGTGCAACTTGAAATATTAAAGAATGTAGAAGCTGAGAGCCGAAGACAAAACCCAACTGATAGGCGACGTTGGATATCATTGGTCGAGAAACTACAAAGTTGTTACAATAGGGAATATCAAACTGATATCTCCATTTTAGATGACATTATTTATGATCATCACCTCTCTGCTGTTCGAGAGTTAAGAAAATTACCAGAAAAACCCCCTTTAGATCCAAAGGCGGATGTGGCTACGGCAAGCATAGGATCGGATCTGATTGATATCGTTATACAAGGAAGAGACATACCCCGCGATTTCTTCCGCGATTACTCAGATTATCGGCTGGAGAGCTTACAAATAGCTCCATTGGTGAATGTGTGCCAGTCTATAAATAAAGGCTATTCACCCGGGGAAATAGACGCATGGGCGGAGTGGCCTGCGCGATCCTTATTAAATAAAACACTCACGAATAACATTAATAAAACCCCAGAGGAAGACTCTTTAAACCTTAATTTAACAGTCTGTGTTACGCAGACAACTCCTGTAATTACAGGGATTTTAGAAACTGTCAGTTCACTGACAATGGCATCAACAGATAATAAGCCCACGATAACAACAAGTCAACCCGTTGTGGACTTTGTTGGTGATGGAGAGAAGGAAGAATCATCCGATAAGTATGAAGTATCCTTTAATCCAATGCGTGGATATGAGGATTCATCTTTAGCTGAGTTCTTATCACGTCCCAGAGTCATACTGGCCGGTAGTTGGACTTATAATTCAACTATAAATACCACGGTAACTATAGAAGATCTCTTAACGTTAGCACCTGTTGCTGCTAAAATTAGAGATTATTATCTTCTCAGGGCTACATGGTGTGTAAACGTGCAGTTTACAGGTAGTCCTTTCCACCAGGGTTGTTTCACTGTCAAATGGAACCCCCTTGAAGATGGAGATAAGTGGGGAGGCCCGCGTCTAGGTAGTGGTAGTTCACTCCTATTACAGCGGTCTCAGTTACCAGGTTCTGAGCCCCTTGAGATATGTAATAGTCCTAGTCATGTGATCAAAATACCATTTGTTTCACAATTTGATTATTTTAAGATCTCTGATTTGGGGACTCTTGATCCATGGGGTGAAGTAGTAACGATTGGTTATACGAGTTTGTTAACAGCTAATGGGTCATCTTTAGATTCCCCTTACCTCATAACATCATGGCTAGAGGATGTTGATCTTACAATACCTCTGCAGACTGTTTCAGAGACTCATACTGTTACGAACCATCCTTTGGATCCATTTAAAGATATCGCTGCTAATAGTACTTTTGTTAAAGAGTATTTACCTGATCAGACTGTCAGTAGAATGACATCAGCAATTGCTTCAGCTCTTGGATCCTTTGTTGGTTTCCCAGTTATTGGGCGTTATGCGACAGTTGGATCACGATTTCTTAATAAATCAGCTGATGTCTTAGCTTACTTTGGGCTTGGTAAGCCCAATAACGTGACCGATGTAGTCCGATTCAAACCATCTATTAGCTCAAGTATACCTCATACTACGGGTGTAGACAATAGTGTTATGTTATCGTTCGACCCTAAACAAGCGATTACTGTTGATCCTCGTACCATAGGATTGCCTCCTATGGATCAAATGTCATTCAAGTATATCTGTGCAAGGTGGAATTGTGTAGGTAGCACGACATGGAATGTGGCTATGTCCCATGGGGACACATTGGGCCAAATGGCTATACATCCTTCGGCTGGTATTGATGGACAAATGAGCACCACTGCTTATTGTGCCCTTCCGTTTACCTACTGGTCAGGAAGTATAGAGATTATGATCGTTGTTGTTGCAAGTAAATTGAATACGGGGCGATTTCAATTAGCTTATGGTCCAAGTGGCACAGTAGCATCAGAGCCCCTGGGAAATAACAATACTGTGGTTGTTGATATCTCCCAAGCACATGTATACAAGACAGCAATAGGATGGTCCCAGCCTCGTGCGTATCAAAGAACTGTTGGCGCAATTACTTTCTTCGATCCTGCAGGAATCATTTATAATGATGCTTTGATGAATGGTATGATACATATGACGGTTGCCACACCTCTTAGTAGCCCTAATAACGAAGATGTTACTATCTTAGTGTTCATGCGGGGAGGTAGAGATTTAGAATTTACTTGCCCCAGTCAAGA